AAGTTTTATTAAAACTATCTAAACTTATCAAACCTTCTTTATCTAATTTAAGAAATTGTCTAACATTAAAATTTAAACTTAAATCTAAATTTTCAATATTACCATCAAACATTTCTTTGTTTGGTGAACTCTTTTGTGCTTCTTTAAATTGAGTTATGATTTTATCATCTAAATCACCTTGTAAACTTTTTGTAACTGTAACAGCTTCGTCTTGTGATAAAGGTTTGTATTTAGACTTAACAATATCTTCTTCTTTAAGTTCTTTTAAATATGCTTCATCTTCAGCTAATTGTTTTTTATTAACTGCTTTGCCTTCTTGTAATTTTTTATAATTTTTAAAGTATCTAAATGTTCTTAGACCTACTTCTATACCACCACCTACTAAGCCACCTTCTAAAGCATTTTTAAATCTTGCTTCATAAAATCCTTCTTCTTTACCTTCTGAACTTAAATAATCAAATAATGGGTTTTCTAAATAAGGAGCATGTTCAGAAATCATGTCTGCTAATCTTCCAGTTTCTTCGCTAAAAGCAGTAAAGTCTGCGATTGCACCTTTACCCATCATTTTAGTAAATTGACCAGTTGTAGATGCTTGGAACATTGGAGATATTCTTTTAGATGCACCAGTTAATTTTCCTGCTACTCCTAAAACTCTACCACCAGTAAACCAACCAGTAGCAAACTGAGATACACCTTTAGCAAGATTACCTTGCCATGTGTGGGGGTCTCCGTCAAAGTCAGGTAATGTTAAACCATCATTGACACCCTTTTCGCCAAATAAAAGACCTTTTCTTTTATTAGCTTTAAATTCTGCAAAATTTTCGTAACCTAAAACACCATTTTTTGCGTCTTCACCAAATACAAATCCACCTACATTAGTAGCTTCTCCTAAAGTGTCACTTAATCCTTCAGCTAGGTCTACAGTAGCTTGAACACCATCTCTAACCCCATCAACAATGCCTATTCCTACATCTTTTATAGCACCTCTTTTTTTCTGTATGGCTTGAAACTTGTCTTGTGCCATATATTTGTTCATCACATCTTCAGAAGTTCCTTCAGGAAAATCTAAAATCTGACCATTTGGTGCTTGTTTTCGTATAGTTGCCATTACTTCATTTCTCCTATAGATTTTTTAAACATTTCTTTAGTTATTTTATATTTACTTCTAAAATTAGCTGAGGTCATTTCTTTTAAATCTGTTCTTCTTTCAGCTATTTCTAAATCTGTGAAACCATAAGTATTCTTAGGTTTTGCTTTTGCAGTAGTATTATTTTCAAAAGTAACATTCTTAGCTTCAAATTGTTTTAATTCATCAGGGTTTACAATAATTTCACTATTATTATTTTCTTTAGAATTGTCGTCAGGAAATCCAACTTGGTTTTTCATAGCTTCTCTCAAATCTGCTTCTTCTTCTTGGTATCTTTTTTTAACCCATGCTTTAAATTTTTCTCGTCTTTCAGATTTACTAAAACCAATTTGCTCTCCTGCTACTATACTGCTTGTATCTATAGGGTGACTAGCTAACCATTCAATAGCTTCATGTCTAAAATCAAGTTTTCGAGTAGCTTTAACATTTACCTTTATCATACTACCTTTAGCTGTATCTAAAATATTTTGTACAATGTCGTCTAATCTTTCTTCAGAAAGTCTATAAGTTTGTGAATTTAATAAAGGGTCTTCACCAAAAGTTTCATAATTATCAATTACGTTTTTGTAATCCTTATAAAATTTTGGTTGCATACGACTTTGATTTTCAACAAGAAACTCTCTTGCTTCGTCATATTTACCAGTTGTAATTAATTCATTAATAGTTTCTTCAACCCCTATTTCTGTTTGTGAACCAAACCCAACTTTTCTTTCATCAAATATTTTTCTAAGTTTATCTTTTTTGTAATTTGAATATGTATCCCAGTTAGGGTCATTTTCTTTTGCTTCATTAAAAGTTGTATATTTATCTGCAACAGTAAGTGCTTGTCCAAATTCTTTTTTTCTTATTGCACTTTGTCTTTTATTTGCATCTTCTATTTCACCTGTTGCTCTATCTTGAAGTTTATCTTTAATTTGAAATAAATCATCTTTAAGACCTTTAATATCTCCTAATTTACCTGTACCTAATTGTATGTGTTTAGGAAGTTCTTCTAATAATTTTTCAGCATATTCAAAATCACCAGTTTTTTCTGCATAATCTGTAAGTGTTTCTAATAAATATTTTTGTGCTGAACCATTACTTAGCCCATTTGCAGTTTTATCAAGAATAAATGCTGATACAGTTTCACCAATTTCTGCAAAACTTTTACTTTCATCAAACATACCTTGTATATTATTTTGAAAATTTATTTTGTATTGCTCACTAATATTAGACATTTGTGAACTAACGTGTGTTTGAAATAATTGATTTTTAAATCCTGAAGTTTTTTGAAAGAAACCTTTTTCTAAATCTGTAGGTTTATATGCACCTAAATTATTATCAGCTACATATTTTTTAATTTCTTTTTCGTAAAATTCTTGAAAAGCAGTAGGACTTGGTTGTTCTGCAATTTTAAGTTCAGCATATCTAGTTCCTAATTGATTTTGAAATATTTGTGCTTTTGTATTAAGTTCTAGTTCTTTGTACTTATCTATAAAATAAGGATTAGCTTCTTTAGGTAAAGTCCCATTATTTACTCTAGTATTAAAATCTGTTCTATTTTTATTATAATCTTTTATAGCTTGTGCTTCGCTTACTTTTTTTTCTCTCACTTCAGAAGCAATAACCATCTTTTGACCTGCATCATTGACAAAATTATTTAATGAAGAATAAAGTTCTTTTGCACCTGCTATTTCAGGTTTTACTTGTGGTTTATAAAATAAGTTAAAATCTGATGATAAAACCTGTCTTTTCTCAGGTGCTAGATTAAGTTGAGGTGTTTTTCTAGCCATTAGTAGTCAGCACCCTCATTTGGTGTAGGATATGCTCTTTTTTGTTTATTAGTTTTTAAACCTTTAAGTTCTTTCTGTGCTTCTAAGGAATAATATGAATTAGCTACATTTAAAGCTGAAGACACAAATAACAATTCAGGATTAGGTGGTGCAACATAAGTTGATTGTGCTTCTTGACCAAATTGAATTGCTTCTAAATTTCTTTCGTATTGTGCAATATCTATATCTAAATTAGTATTTAATGAGTTCATATAATTACCTTCTACTCTGTAGTAATCTGCCATTAATCTTTCTGTAGACCCTGACATTGCTAAACCTGAACCTGATACATCAGCTACAAAATCACCTCTAGCTTTTCTAGATTTTAAATTAGCTTCATAACCTTTTTGTTGTGTAGCTTTTATTTGTTGATTAATTTTTAATTGTTCTGCTGAATATCTTTGAATAGCATTATTTTTAGCTATTTGATTTTGTCTAACTTGTGCTTGATAAGTTGCTTTTTGTTGTGCTTTTTGGTTTTGGAAGTTTATGACCTGTGACCCTGCTGTGGCAATCATCATAGCTGTTGTTGGTTCTACGCACATATTATATTCTTATAAACTCATAAAAAGGTTTATTTAAAACTCCATATTTTTGTTTGTTAATAAATTTGAAACCACACCATTTTAACCATTTGATGTGTAGTGAATTTCTACAATCCACAAAGTTCCATAAAATTTTGTATTTAGTATTTAGAAAACCAATAACTTTCTTACATTCTTTTAAAAAATTATATGTAATATCTTTTAAATTATCAGTTGCTAATAACCATATTGCACCAGTATCGGACACCCCAAACATACCGACTGGTTCGTTTTTACTACTTACTATTGTAAAGACAATTTCTGAATTTAGATAAGAGTAATATAAAGCATAAAAAGGAAGTAATCCTGAACATGATATTATTTCTCTTTTGTCTGCAAATCTTAATCTTGGTGCTAAATATTGTATGTCTTTAAATGTTGCTAGTCTAAAGTGGTTATACTCTTGAACTTGCTGTAACATAATATCCTTGCCAACTTGCATTAATAAAATTACAAGGCAAATGACTGTCTGATGCTAATGTTACTGTAAGTTTGTCACTTTCAGATTGAACAGCAAATGTGTAATCACCATCAGCTAGATTAACAGTACCAAGTAATCCTGTTCCTGTTATTGTTCCTGTAAATGTTGTTGAAGAACTACTTCTGCCAACTGGTTGGACAACAGTAGTAAAAAATCCTGTATTATTATAATTAACACTCCAGTTTCTTATTTGTAATCTACCTTCTTTAATAGATATTCTTGAACCTTGTGCATCAGCTTCTTGTATAAATTGCTGAGAAAACGTAAATGTAAAAGTATAATCTTCACCTATAAAATAATCATAAGAAGTAATATCTCCTGAAACTACAACAGACGTACCTGTTTGTGAGACAATACTAATTTCTTGTCCTGCTTGATTTGAACCTGTACTTGCACCTACAAGACTTAACGTATTAGTTTTAGTGTAAGGTATTGTAACAGTTGTTTGATTTGTTCCTGCGTTATAACTTTCACTAACACCTGTCGTGCTATTACTAACTTTTCTGTCTAAATGAGTTAAATAAGAAGCACTTGTGTCAGTTACAGCAGGTGATATATCCATTGTTTCTAAATAGACCCCATCACTTCGTTGGTTTACAATAAATAGAGTGTTTTCTATAAAATCTATATTTAATATTTTATCTGTAGAAGATGTACCAAATGTCCATTTATGCCATGCACTTTGTAATCTTTTTCCACCAGTAACATAATATTGGTGAACGAAGATTGCGTTTTGTTCACTAGATGATAATGCCAACATAATGTTTTCATTAGTTGCAATAGCTAGTTTAAATACACCTGAAGGTATAAATCTTGGTACGTTACTTGTAATATCATCAGCACTTTTAGTATCTGTGTCTGACTTAACATAAAATTCTCTAAATCCTGTAAAACTTCCTTTATCAAATGCAAAGAATACATTACTACCTGCACCTACTGGTTTTACTGAAGAAGATGCTTCAAATTCTGTTGATACATTTATAGATACATTTTCAGGTGTAATTGTTCCACCTGTACCTGCTAATATAAATTGTGTTTGGTCTGAAAATAAAAGTATTTCTTCATCAAACGATATTGCACTTCTAAGTATAGAAACTTTATTGTGAGTAGAAGCAACATCAATAACATCAGTTGCTAATACAGTAGTTACTGTTTCATTAAAAAAAGCAAAGTATTCTCCACTTCTAGACATAACTACATTTTCATCAGCTATAAAACCTAATCTATTTTTATGAAAAAACAGGTCGTTTATTTTTCTACCAATAAAACTAGGATTAGGAGAACTTTCTATGTCTCCACAAATTCTTAAACCCCAAGAAGGCACAGTATAATCTGTTCCTGATATTGTATAAGTAGAACCATCTACTTGTGAAAATCTAAAATTACCATCTGCTGTTCTAATTAAAACATGTGGCATAGTCGTATTGTCTAATGTAGTTTTTGTACTTGGTGCTACACTTTCTTGCCAAACATCACCACTACTATCATACTGCACATAATAATCGTCAAAACTATTTGTTGCATCACCTGTAATTTGAACAACCATGTTGTCTATTGCAGGAGAAGGTAAATCTACAAAATTTTGTACTGTATCTTTTATAACTTGTGAAGCATCATCACCATAACCATCACTAGCAGAAATACTTAAAGTTCCTGTAGATTTGACTATAGAGAAACTAGAGTTTCCTAAGTCGGTTAGTGTAATATTACTAATTGTGCCAATAGCAGACTTAACTCCATCTCTGATTGACTGGGTGTTAGTATTAGAACTTGTAAAAGAAAAGGTAGAACCATCTATTGTTATCGAGTACGTTGTACCTGATACTCCCTGTAATACGGAATAGACAGCTTGTTCAACTTTAGCTGTGCTAGTCGTACCTGCCATTGCAGTTGTTGTTTGTTTATTTAAAATAAAAGTATAGTCAGCAACAGTCATTGCAACAAAATCGCCTTTAGGGTCTGATGATGTTAAATAATTAGATGCACCTGTTTGCATCACAACTGTTTTTTCTACACCTGCTGTTGTGTAAACTTTTATTGCACCACTTGTTAATTGTACTAAATATCTTTCTGTAGTGTCTCTATTTATAGTATGGATATAAGCATTGTTTGGTGTTGCTGTGCCTAACTTTGCTAAATAATTTGTAGGTGGTCTTTTTTTCAATCCTTCTACGACTGATGAAAAACCATTTTCTTGAACTGTAGCTTGGCTAGAAAGTCTTAATACTTCAGGTTGCTGTGAGATACCTTGTACTAAGTTTGGAATAGTTCTAGATACTAAAGCCATCTAGTACCACCAGTTCGATTTTTTTCTACTTACTGTATAAATTTGGTCAGGACTATCGAATACACTATAGTCACCAGTAGATGCTTCTGCTTGTCTTAATATTACTAAAGATTTTTCTTCGTCTGCTACTGAAAACTTATGTAGGGTGTTTGCACCTAAAGTTCTATCGTGAAATACTCTTGCACTTCTAATTGTAATATATCTTTTAGCTTGTTCAGGAATATCAGCAAAGTCTAATAGATATACAACTTTTACATCTTTTAAATCTTCTGTAAATGTTGAAGTGTTTGTAACTAAATTAAATAATATGTTATTTCTTTGAACAATATCATAATCAGTCTTTGAATGAATATAAGGATTTAATTCTACTCTTAATATGTTTGTTGCTAAAGGTATGGTACTATTACCTGCGTCTTTAGATAAAGTTACTTTAGGTTGAGTATTAAAATGCCAACCCATACTTTGTACTTCTCTGTTTATTTCATTTAATACAGATTTAGCCATTGTTCCATCTACAGGTAAACTTCCTGTTAAAGTTGATAAAGGTGCTTCCCCTATCGTTGATAGAATTGTATTTACAGCTTCTAATTCTGTAGTTCTTGTTTGAATTGTCATTAAGGTAAAAAGCTATCGAGATATTCGTCTACTTTCTTTTTAAATTTTTTTATTAATTTACATAACCAACACATCATGTGGTTCTCCTATAAAGTTGTGGTGAGGGGTCAGTCTCCCTTCCCCTCACTCGGTCTTAATTACTAAGTATTAAGATGTTTTGATTGAAACACATGCTTCAGGTCTTAAAATACCTGAACCAATCGCCATTCTTGACGTAATTAGACTTCCGATTCTTCTCGGGTCATAAGTTGTTTCAACTACTAAGTCTTTTAACTTAACAGTACCTATTGCTGATTTGTGGAATAATACAGCAACGTGATTACTTGCATCTACGTTGTAAGTATTGTTCGCACCTGATACAGCAGAGGAGTTGTCAGCAAAAGCAGTCACACAAGTGTTTGACTTAATTACTGGTACTCCACCTACAGATACAACAGTTCCTTTTCCAAAATCTCCATTAAGAGAAGAAAAGTCTCTGTTTAATAGTTTGTCGTTGTTTGCTAACTGATAATAAATATCAGGTGAAACAACACACACTCTATCGCTGTTAGGCACATCTTTTTCGTCTAACTTTTGAATACCTTCAAAGATAGAAGCGATTAAAGATGTTGAGTTAGTGTTAGCATCTGCGTCAGTTAGTTCAGTACCACCATTGCCACCTGTTATAGTAGCTGATGCTTGTGAACCTAGAACTGCTAATTGAAGTAGATTTTGGTCTACTGTTTTAGCTAGTGCCTGACCCATTTCTCTTGCGTAGATTGAACGTATATCATAATGATTTTTTAGTTCATCTAACTCTGCAACGAAAGATGATGCTAATAGCATATCATCAACATTGATGATTTTTTCGTTGTGTTTTATTGCGTCTCCAGTGATTTCTGCACCTACAGAGTGGTATCCACTTACTGTAGTTCCAGTCACAGGGAACGAACTTGATTTGCCGTTTGAGATTGTTCTGACGTTAGTCATTCCAAGCATTAGGTTTTCTCTTTGAAAACTAGCTAGAACTTCACCAGAATACAACTTCAAGAACAAATCATTGTAACCAGTTCCAGTCGCATTGACTAGACCCAGTCTTGATGGTGTTGCGTTTGACATATTAATGTCTCCCTATTTGTTAGTGTTATTGTTGAGATTAACCTTATTTACTTTTCAATTTAGAAAGTTATCTGACGTGTCAGGCAATCATCTGAATTTTAATAAGTCACCCCTCTTACAAGAGGTGGTGATTATATTTTCTTTAGTTGTCGTCTTTTGTGCTTATTAAGAGAAGAAGTTTTTAATCTACTTCTATTTTTTGATATACTTGTTTTCTTAAATTTTGCTCTAGTTTCATGTACTTCTTTTGAAAGAAAATTAGACTTTTTCTTAGCCACTTTTCTTTTTCCACTTGTTCTTCATATCTTTGTATGCTTTCGCACTAACAGTGGATTTTTTCTTACTTCTAGAGATACCTAGTTTTTTTCTTCTATTTATATTTCTTACTAATGACATTATTTTTTTCCTTTTAGTTTATTAGTTAAATTCATTCCAAAACTTCCTGAAATTATTGCTAGAACTGAATACCAAAAAAGAGGGTCTGCATTTTTTAATATTTGCCAACCTCTATCCATATAATCCTGAGTAAAAGGTAAGAAATGTGCAACTAAAATTAATCCAAATATCACAGTTAAATATTCATCTTTCCATGAATTATTACTTGCTTCTACTTGTGCAATATTTACATCTTTTAGTGCTTCAATTTCTCTTGCTTTTACAATCTTATCTTTTTCTATTTTATGTTGAATACCACCAATAACTTTTTGACCAATCATTCTAGTTAAAGGATTTTTTAAAATAGGTAATATAAAATTAAGCATTTCTACTCCTGTTATATTTTTTAGTAGTTATTGCTAAATTACTTCTAGAATTATTTTGAGGGTTACCATCTTTATGGTGTACGTCTTTACCTTTAATACCAACCTTCTTCTTCATCATTCGTCTAGCAAGATTTCTACCTGCTCGGTTTTTCTTCTGCTTATCTTTTGAATGATAATTGTCATATTCTTTTCGGTAATTTCTAGCCATTAAAATACGGAACTATTTGCAAGTTTTCTTTCAACTTCTTTTCTATACATAGGGTCAGTTTCATATCTCTTGTCATTCATAGCTTCTGTTACTTGTGCAACTGAATTGAATTGTTCTGTAGAAATATTATTAACATCACCTTGAACCATTTCTTGTTGTTGTGATTGCGTAGTCATTCCTGCTTTAGTCATCAACCCTTGAACTGCCATTTTAATTTGTTCAGTAGTTCCTGTTTGAGTTAAGTCATTAAATGCAGTTTGTTCATTTTCAGATAAGTTTTTACCTGCCCAATCTATAAGCTGACCATATTGTTCTTTTCCACCTGCTACTGATTGTATGTCAGCAGTTTGCGTATCAGCTATTGCTTTTTGACCTGCAATGTATCCATCAACTAAGTCTTTTGATAAACCTTGTTTAGCTAATTCTTTATAACTATTTTCACCAAGTTCACCTTTTTCTGCATATTCTTCTGAATATTTATCTAAAGAATTTTGTTCTAATGGTAAATTTTCTTGTTTTGGAATAGCTACTTCATCAGCTTCTTCTTGAACTGGTTCTGCTTTTTTACCTGAAAATTGTTTCTCTAATTCTGAGTATGCTTTAGATAATTCTTCAGCATTCTTAAATTTTTCAGGCAACCAAGTTGGTCTTTGATTTTCTATATTTTGTACTTGTGTATCAGGTTCACTAGCAATTACTTTAGAACCATCTGTACTTTGTAAAGTATTAATATCAATACCTTGTTCGTTTAACTCTTTAACTTGTTCATCTACTGATTTCTCTGCTACAGCAGAATTTATTTCTACTTTTCCTGTTGTCATATTTATCCTTGTTGGTTAAGGACAAGTTCATCACCTTCAACATTTGCAGTGCCACCAGAGTTAGCGAATTGTTTGCCCATTTCTATTGCCACTCTAGGGTCAGTTGCAGTATTCTGCATCTGCTGTGCCATCTGTTGTTGTTGTGCTTGTTGCTCGTCTTGTTGAATTTGTTCAGTTGTTTTAATTAAACCTGAAGTATCAATTTGATTTGCTACTGCAAACTTCTTAATTGCATCATCAAGGTTTATATATTTTGCAAGAACGTCTGAACCTAATGTTCCTGCAAGGTCAGAAATAAATTGAAGTAATTTCAATCTATCTGATTGTCTACCTAATGCTTCCATTCCAACAATAATTTTAACTTTAACTATGTCTTTTGGTAAATCAGGTAGTAGTTTCTTCTGCCTTAGCATAGCTAATTTAGTATTTATGTAAGGTAGTTGAAATTCTGTAGTTAATATTCCATAGACACCACCTAAGGCATCTTGCAATTCATTAGCTATTAATTGTACTTCTGTAGCTGTAACTCTTTCAGCTTGTCTTTGTACTGAAGCATTTAAAAGAAATGCAAATTGTAATCTTTGTTCTATTCTTTGCATTGTCTCCATAGCTACTCTAAAGTCTGCAAATTTGTTTGCTTGTAGTACAGATACATCTGTTGCTGACCCTTCAATAATTGCACCATTAGGTGCTTTAGCAATGCTAGAAGTTCTTGTTGTACCATTAGGTGCAACCATGAACAGCATTTTAGCTGATGCAGAACTTCCTTCTAAAATTGCTCTTGTTAATCCTTCTAAAGATTTAAGGTCACCAATAAAACTTTCAACATGACCTCTACCATAATTCATTCCATCAACTCTATTAAATCTTAATGCAATAAATGGTAAATTTTCTTCTGTATATTCTTTTGTATAAAGTACATGTCCTTTGACTTCTTGGTGTACCATATATTTTTTACCTATTTTTTTAATACAAGTAAATAAATCTAAAGTTTTATCTTGTTGGGTATCACCTTCTTTTCCAACAGCTTTCATAACATCTACTGGTAAAGTATCAGGCACTACACTTTCTTTAATTATAATTTTTAATACACGACCTTGTGGGTCTCTTTTAACTACATAGTTTTCTAACCTGTAAGTTCGTAGACCAGTGTCAGTTAAATGTAATAGAACATTGCCACAAACAATTAAATGTTTTAGTGCTTCGTATACAGCAACTCTATCGTTCTGTACTTCAATGTTATCCATAACTGATTTCTCAATTTTAGCTAAACCTTGTTCTATTACTTTTTTCTGTTGGGGGTCACCTTCAATAGATTTGTAAACTAATTCGTCTACATCAATTCTAAAGAATGGTGCTTGTGGTGGAAATAAAGCTAACATTAGTTTTGATGCTAAATTCATAACACCTCTACTTCCTACAGATTGATATGGTGTACTATATTCTGTATTAGCATTGTTTCCTTTTGGTGGGTATAAGTGAGGAATAGTTAATTCTGCACTTTCTCTTGCTCTCTCTAAATATGTTTCTCTTTCAATCTCTAGCTTTTGGTACTGACCTGAAACTGAATTTTCTTTATAATTCTCAGGTTTTTCTTTTAATGTATAACTTGCCATAATTAACTAGGTAATTGTAATCCACTTCCTGAGGATAAATTGTTAGTTGGTATTCTTAATGCTTTGTTTTTTGAACGAATAGCTTTGTATGTTAAAATTCTATTACTAACTTCGTTACGATTTTTTTCTTTTGATTTTTTAGTAGTACCTTTTCTTGGTATAGTATCTATTCCTTTACCCATTGCTTTTGCTTCTGAATATGTTTTGACACTTTCGTCATTCAACGATTTTACTCTCATGTTAGGATTTCCACACATAATTAGCTAGTTGGAAAGTTTAAACCACTTCCACCTGATAAAGGTATTCTTAACGAACCTCTGCCTGTTCTTTTTCTGCTGTAATTTGAAGCTACAGTAGTATCTCTACTTGCATCTGTACTCGCTTCAGTTGGTGCTTTCTGCTTAGTTGTAGCATTAGACACTGAGGGTGTAGCAGGTGGTAAAGGTTCAGGTGCAGGGGGTGGACTTGGCATTCTTGGTGACATGCACATATTTAATTCTCCTCTTGAACTGATTTCTCTTTGATTAAATGATTAACGACACTTCTTTGACCTGCTTTAAACATGATTTGTTTATCTGTTTCTTCAACAGTAGGACATTTGTCAGGAAATAATTCGTCTAGGTATGTAATGATTTCTTTACTTATTTTTGGTTTTTTTATCATTAGATACTCCTAAAGTGGTACTTAATTCATGTCTTTT